TCCGGTCAGGTTTTTTTTTTTCAAAATAGATTGCACAAGTTCGTACAGTTTTGTATTATCCAGACTAGAGTACTTCCTCAGGAGCGCACCATGAAGACCAAGACCCCCGAGACCCTTTCGGAACTCCTACGCGTCGCTGGTCGGGCCCTGTGGCGCGGCAAGGCCTACGAACTGACGGCCTACCGCAACGTCGAGCACTTCATCAAGGTTGTCGGCGATCTGCCGCTGGCGTCTGTGCGCACCACCACCATCGACGACTTCGTGGACGAGGTCCGGGGGTCCATCAAGGATTCCACGGTCAACCGCAAGCTGACCAACGTCCACAGTGTCCTGAAGTACGCCCACGACCGCGAGTGGATCGCCAAGATGCCCAAGTTCACCTGGCACGCCGAGGAGGAAGGCCGGGTGCGCTGGCTGACGCCTGAGGAGGAAGACCGGATGTTCGGGTTCCTGCGTGCGTGGGGCGAGGATGAGGTGGCTCGCTTCCTCACGGTCCTGCTGGACACCGGGATGCGCCGGGGAGAACTCCTGAACCTCGAGGCGAAGAACGTCGACGGCCCGTGGGTACGTCTATGGGTCAATAAGACCAAGAAAGCCCGCTCTGTTCCCCTGACTGAACGCGCACAAGCTGAGCTAGCTTACGGTCTACCTTTCAAGCTTGACGAAAACAAGCTGCGCCAGGTGTGGGCCAAGCTGCGGGTGGCGATGAAGCTGGAGGACGATGAAGACTTCGTGCTCCACGCGCTGCGCCACACTGCGGCGACTCGGACGCTCGCCAAGACGGGCAACATCGCGATGGTCCAGAAGCTCCTGGGTCACCGCAAGATCGAGACGACCCTGCGCTACGCCCACATCTCGGACGACGACTTGCTCGCGGCTGTCCGGTAAAAAAGTTTGTAACAGATTTGTATAAGCAGGCTTACTAATACTACAATTCGAGTACAGCTTGTAATAACAACCAACAATACTGTGTTGTACTGATCGGCTCAATAGTTTGTAACATCCATTAACAACTGTGTATTGTACTGGACCGACAATGCCAACGATAACTGTGCTTTTGCCCGACGATACCGCCGTGGCCCTACGAGAGACGGGCGAAACCTTCAACTACGCAATCACGATCAACGGGCGGATCGAGTGTTGCTACAATGACTTTGACTTTGCCTGGGAGGATTTTGGGAAGACTGTTCGCTGTGCCACATTGGAAGATGCGAAAATGGTTGTCAAAAGTTAGCATCTTGTTGTACAGTACAGTTGTGTTCAACGTCTAACGGAATATACCAACATGAGCAAGACCACCAAGACCGTCGAAGAACAACTGGCGGATGCGCAAGCCGAGATCACCCGGCTCCAGGAGTTGGCCCGCGCTGAGGCAACACGGAAGGCGCGGTATCCCTGGGAGAACCCAGAGATCGTTCAGAATCAACCGAAGATGGGCTACAACTTCAAGTTCGAGCCCGAGCTTTACCTCAAGGTCAAGTGGGTAACCGAGAACGTCGGCGGCATGAAGTCGATGCAGGTTTTCCTGGACCGTGCGGCCAACAAGCTGGTCGACGAGATCCTCGCAGAACGCGGGATAGCCTGACAGGAAACCTGGGTATCACAATCGCACACTTCCGGGTATCACTCGGCCGATTTTGATACCTTAGGTTCCTTGTCCAGTAAGGCTTTGCGGGGTGCTGGTTGGGTGCCGGATGCCTCTCCTGGGCACCAGGGTATTCCCCTGAAATGCCTCTCAGGCTTGGCTGGCAAGGCTTTGCAGACTATTATGGTTGCCACATTGGGTGTCACTTCTGGTGTCACCGGGTACCATTTTGGGTGTCACATGGCCAGCTTCAAATTCGGTCCCATGACCGTGAAGTTGCAGTATTGTCGGAAGAAAGGGAACCTGCTCTACTTCCGCCGACGAATCCCTCTTGATCTACGCGAACAGATCGGGAGGGATTTTTTCGTTCAGTCCCTGGGGACCTCGGACCCCCGAGTCGCCGCCCCGCTCATCCAGAAGCTGATCCGTCAGACCGACAAGGAATGGGACGAGCTTCGCGCCCCTACCCGCGCCGGTCACCTACGCCGCGCCAAGGAACTCCTGGCGGAACATGGGGTAGACCCTGTGACACCCGCCGAGGGTCCCCTGTGGGCCTTTGAGGATCACCTCGACGAGGTCGTGGGCCACAAGGAAGTGATACCCGAGCCCCACAAGACCGCGATAGAGCTTGTCCACGGCACCCGCGCGTTCACGCTGGAAGATTGCCGGGACGAATACACTGCAGCCCGTCCAGCTACTGAGGAGCGGGCCGAGCGGGCCTTCCGGTACCTGATGGAGTTCCTCAAGGGAGACCGGGACATCCGCAAGCTCCGGCGTACCGACGTCAACGGCTTCGTCCAGTTCCTGCTCGACAAGGGCATGGCGACGGGCTCCGTGCAGCGCTACCTGACTCCGTTGAAGGCTGCGTTTGGCCGTGCGATCCGGGAGCATGAGTTCAGCATCGCCAACGTGTTCGCCCGGGTCGAGATACCGGAGATGGGCAAGGACAAGGTCGACCGGGAAGTCTTCACGCTGGACAACTACCGTGCGCTTGATCGTGCGCTCAACGCCCACCCTGAGGACACCTTGCGCAGCATCCTGCTCGTTGTCTCGGAGACCGGCGCACGGCTCGCGGAGATCGTCGGGCTGGCCAAGTCTGATCTGCACCTCGATAGCCGTACGGCGTACATCGCCCTGAAGCCTCACCCCTGGCGTCCCCTGAAGACCCACGGGAGCACCCGGAAGATCCCCCTGACACCTAGGGCTGTAGCGAGCCTACGGGGTGCCATGAGCCGCTCGTCGGACCCGATCCACGTGTACCCACAGTACTCGTCCAATGAAGGCACCAAGACCGATTCCGTGAGTGCTGCGCTGGTGAAGTGGGTGCGGACCCGCGAGGGCCTCAAGGACACCCTGCTAGGCAACCATTCACTGAGGCACGGGATGAAGGATCTGCTGCGCTCGGTCCACTGCCCCAGCGAGGCTGCAGACGAGATTATCGGCCACGCCACCCCGGGCATGGGGGCCAACTACGGCGAGGGCTATCCGCTCGAAGACCTCTATGATTGGCTTGTAGCTGCAAACGCAAAAAAGACCCCCTGAGGAACCCGTGAGGGCCCTGAGGGGGTCTTTCGTTTCACATGGCCGCGATAGCTCACATGTCCATGTTAATGCAGCACCAGCTTTGTGATGACTTCTTTTAGGCCTAGTACGTTTACAGCGAACACCAGGCCACCACCGTACAGCGCCCACTTGATCTGCAGCAGGATCTTCTCGATGGCCTTCAGGGATTCGCTGAAGGTCTTCTGGCTCTCCTTCACACCCTTGATCTCGGTGTCGTGAGCATCCACCCGGAACTCGAGCCGCGCGACGCGGTTGTCAATCGTATCGTCCATCACGCCCCCACCGGTTGCGAGTTGGCGATGATCTGCGTCTTGTCGTTGCTGCTGTTCGTGTCGCCGAACCAGAAGTGGATCGTGGCAAGCCATGCGGTCCCGAGGGAACCGATGAGGCTGTAGAAGATCGCCTTGTTGGCCTCGGGGATGTTGCAGAACATCAGCGCAGCGACGAGACCGAAGAAGCCGACGGTGATAGCCAGCGTGAGCACCGGGGGTACCCAGGACTTCGTCGACGTCTGCATCGTGCGAGCACCCTGTACATCCTGGACCTTCAGGGCCGCGAGGGCTTCCTTGTCCTTGTACCCGAGGGTTGCCATGGACACCTGGAAGTCCTGATCGGCCTTGCGGATCGCCGCGAGTTGCTCAGGGGTTGCTCCGGAGATTGCTGCTGCTACTGCATCCTGCCGCTGCTCGGTCGTGGCGTCTTTGTCCGGAGTCAGGCCGAAGACCTTCTCCAGAGACGAGACCGCGATACCGGCCAAGGGGCCACCAACACAGGTGGCGATTGAGGGAGCGAGGTTCTCGACCAGGCTCACTACACTCGACCAACTCATACTGCTACTCCTTCGGGGCTCTGCCCTTGGAGGGTCGGTGACCCCACCGTGAAATTTGCGCCGAGCAGGAACTCAGCCATCTCGCCAGAGCGACGATGGACCAGCCCTGCCAGCACCTTGCCAGCCGCGAGGTCCCACTTGGGGAACTCGTCAGCGGCACCTTGAATGTCTCCTGCGTTCAGCTTCTTCAGGAGGGTTGAGTGATCGAAGTTGCCTCGACCCACGTTGTACGTGAAGGACACCAGAGCGGCCTTCTCTTCATCCGTGAGCGGGATCTTTACCTCGGAGTCCATGAAGGTCCCGAGGGCAGTCACGCGCTCCAGAAGATCCGTGTCGGCTTGCACCTGGGTCCATACGGTCCCCGGGCCGATCTTCGGGCCAGTAGCGCCATAGCCAATGGTCCACGGAGCGGCACCGGTCGCAGGGTCGGGATAAGCCTTGAGCTTGCATCCTTCGAACTGCTTGATGAGAGAGCACGCGTCGTCAGACCATGCCATATGCTTTCCTTTTAATCAGGGATGATTGCGTCGGTGCCCATCTGAGCAGCCATAGCAGTCGCGCAGTGATTCTTCTGCAGCCAGTTGAGGAACTTGCAGAGCACGCAGCCCCACAGCACGCCCTTAAGCTGGGCCTTGCCCGCGCGAGACGATATGGTTTCGTAGGGACTGCCGAATAGGACGAGAGCGTTGACTGCGATGTCGAGAACGATGAGGATGTTCAACAGATATCGTTTGACGTACTTCATGGGGATTCCTATGTTCTGATTACACCTTGGTGATGGACATGAAGTTCATGTTGGCGTCTAGCTGGAGTTGGGTAGCGGTAGTGCCGCTTGTCTGGGAAACAAGAACGTTCAAGGTGTCACCTACTGCGCACTTGATGACCACGGATGCCGTGACTCCGGGAGGGAAGTAAGGACTGCCCGCGTTAGCGGTCACCAGTTCCTGATTGACCTTCGCGAACCACGTTGAATTGCGCTGAAGGTAGATCTGGATCTGTTGACCAACGGACCACACGCGGCTTTGCAACTGGATACCTGCAGTGACCAGGTAGTACCCAGCGGTGCCCACGGTGTAGAGACCCGTTGCTGCATTGAAGGTCCCATTCCCATCGTTCACCAATGGTGTGTTCCAGTTGGTGACTGCTGACGCCGACCCGGTGATCGAGACGCTGGAACCCGAGTTCTGAACGAACAGGTACTGTGGGACGACCGGAGGCACTGCAGTGGTCAACACGGAGTTGTCGGAAAACTTCACACCGGCAGGGGCCAGCACAAGCTGACCGGTCATCGTGTCGCCGATCCTCTTCACATAGGCTGTTGGATCGATGGTCGAAGCCGAGTTCGCTGCAGCAGCAGCCGAGGCAGCGGCATTGGTGGCCGAGGTCCCTGCGGCAGTCGCAGACCCTGCAGCAGCCGTTGCCGAGGCAGCAGCGTTGGTTGCCTGAGTGGATGCCGTCGACGCCGAACCGGAGGCGCTCGTTGCAGACCCTGAGGCCGCAGTGGCACTCGAGGCCGCATTGGTCTCCGAGGTGTGCGCCGCGTTCTGGCTTGCGAGAGCCGCTGCAGCACTTGCAGCCGCATTGGTGGCCGAGGTAGCCGCATTGGTGGCCGAACCAGCAGCCTGAGACGCCGAGGTGGCCGCAGCGGTTGCCGAGGCTGCTGCAGCGTTCTTGTTCGCCAACGCATCGGTGTCACTGGCAGCAGCACCAGCAGCCGAGGTGGCAGCGTTGGTTGCCGAAGTGGACGCCTGAGCAGCCTCGTTGGTTGCCGTGGTCGCACTGTTGGCTGCAGCCGTTGCTGAAGCAGCCGTGTTCGCGATTGCGGTGTTCGCATTCGAGATGGCCGTCTGGGCAGCAGCAAGCGTCGTGTTCGCCTGTTGTGCGAGCGTAGCTACGTTCGACTCAGCCAGCGCAGCGTTGGAAGCAGCAGCCGCAGCGGACGCAGCAGCATCGACAGCAGCCGAGTTGGCCGAAGACAGCGCGGCCAGTTGTGCTTCCAGCGTGTCTAGCAGCGCGTCCGTCGTGTTGGCTTCAGGAGGGGTCGAGGTCCCGTTGAAGAACCCCGAGGGGTTGTTGGTGGGCTCGGTCGTGTCGGAGCCCGCAAAGAGACTGGTCATTAGTAATCCGTGGGATATGCCGGTGCCACGGACTGCGCCGACTGCTCCATGTCAGTCATGCGGCCCTGCTCTTCGAGGTCGGCGTAGAGTTGCGTGAAGCGGCCTTCGAAGGTAGGTGCGCGGTCGTCGACGAAGTAGTCAGCGGCGTAGCTGAGGGCTGCGTAGATCAGGAGGTCAGTGGCGACAGTCGTGAAGAAGTTGGTGTCGGTGTCAACCAGAAGCTGGGCTTGGGATGCGTAATAGACCATCGACACAACCTGCCCCTGAGGCACCGTGGGCTTCACCAGATAGGAAGCGCCCACGCGGCAGTAGTAATGCGGGTCACCCCCGCCAGCCTGAAGGAGGTGCAGGAAGTGCCCGAGGTCCTTGTTGACCATCAGGGTGCAGCCCGAGTACAGGTACTTGAGGCTCAGGAAATCGCTCGGGATAACGATGGAAACCGTCGGGATGATTGCGGGGTCATTGCCCGTGGTGAGACTGATCTTCTCCATGCCAGGGACGCGGAGCGTGCGCTCAATACGCGTTTGGGCCATGGTGATGAAGCGGTTCGCCAGTTCCGTACTGCAGTCGTTGCGATTCAGGATGGCGAGGAAGTCTGTACGGATGGTGGCGAGGTTCATTGATTAGAGTTGCTTATCGGTAGAGACGAAGTAGCCGAGGCCTTCAGCCTTGAGCTTGGCCACGATCTTTAGGTTGGGTTCGTTCCAGAAATCGAAGCCTTCGCGAATCCACTTGTCGACGATGCAGACGGGGATGGAAGCGACCTCCATCAATTCACGCTCGCGGGCGGTGTGGGAGTTGAGTCGCTTTTCTTCGAGGTCCCTGAGGAGACTGTCGGGGATAACCTGGTGTGTCTCGATGATGTGACCGTCCGTGTTGGACGAGACCGAGACTTGGACGTTGTCGAGCTTTGCCATGGGAATGAAAAAAGCCCCATGCGGCGAGAGTGGACCGCACAGGGCTATAAAGGAATTTGGGGGTCCCCGCGAACGGGGGACCGAGGGGTACTGCGCCACACCTAGAACGGATTTCGGGTCCGTCCGGCACACGCTTGTTTTGTCAGTGTGGGTTACTACAGGGGTATTACGGGACCAGCGGGTTCAGACCCGTGAGGCCCTTGATGAACGCCGATGCGCCAGCGTTCAGGTGCTTCAGCGAGAACTCGCCGACGATCTCGTTACGGTGAGCGTCACCCGTAACAGCCAGCGGGATACGCGTCCACGGACGGAGCACGGCGATCTTCCAGTACTGCGGATCGAACAGCAGTGCCGAGTCGGCCTTCATGAAGCGGTTGATCACGACCTTCTGCTCACCGAACGGCGAGACATACAGGTTGACCACGTTCACGACGGTCTTGTCCTTCGCACCTTCGAACGTGCGGTAACGACCAGCCGCAGCCGTGAAACCCGCGATGATCAGCGAGTCAGCGGGCTTGATCATCAGGATCTTGGCTTCGCCACCACCTTGATACAGGTTTTGGTTCGCCGTGAGGACGTCGTTCTCCGACAGGGCCACCGGGGTACCCGTGTGGTCGATCACGTTCGCCGCAGCGACCAGCGGGGCACCCGAGGCACCATTGCCGAACACATTGCCGAACACGCGGGCAACAGCTTCGCTACCGACTGCAGCGTTCTGCGCCTTGCCGACGAGGTGGTATTCGAACTCACGCTTGAGTTCAGCCGACTTCTTGCCCATCTGGTACGCGGTTTCCTTCGCGCGGCCATACGTCGACACCGTGTCAGCAGTGTTCGACACACGGACGGTCTTCGTCAGGATCTGCGTGTAGTTCGAACGCATCGTGGTCGGGTTCAGCGTGCTGTCGGTGGCATCTGCACCTTCAAGCGCGGTGTTCGCGGCAACAGCAGCCAGCGAGTCTTCTTGCCACTGGAACAGCGTGTTGTGGACGTTCTCCGACTTGATCATCGTCTGGAAAGGCGTCGTCGTCGGGCTGATGTTGCTGATGACGTCCGAGATGTTTTCCTTGATACCAACCTGGTCGTACGTCTTGAATGCGGTATTGCTCATTACGGTTTCCTAAAGAATGGAGTGATGTTTTTGTTACTCGGCGGACCAACGGGCGAGGAAGAGATCGGCTGCGTCATCGGTAGAACCCGAGTTCGCGAGACGCTGTTTCGCCTTGGCCGTCTTGTCGACCGAGGTGTTTTGCGTCGAGACTGCCTTGGTGGTCTTCAGGACCTTGGTGGGCGTCTTGTTGATCTTCTTCGTTACTACGGACTTGGCCTTGTCGAACTGCATCGCCTTGTGGATCATCAGGAGGGCTGCGGGATCGACAATCCCATCTACGACGTTCTTCGGCATACCCGTCGCTTCAGCGTAGGCACGCACTTCGTCATAGACCGTCTGGTTCCAGCCGGGAACCTTCTCTTGAAGGACCTTCACAGCGTTGTCCGCTGCGGTCTTCAGTTGCTGTTGACGTTGCTCGTTCGCAGTCTTCACGAACGTGTCAACTTCCTGGGTGATGAAACGATAGTCGTCGTAGGCTGCTTGGGCCTCGGCGCGGAGTGCTGCGAATGCATCGCCATCGAGTTGCTTGCTAGCTACCAGCATGTCGATCTTGGCGTACGGCTCCCAACGCTGCGCTGCCTTCTGATACAGACGGTCAAGCTGCGCTGCTGCCTTCGTATTCGCTGCTTCCACTTCCTTGCGTTGGTTTGCAAGAGCTTGTGACTTCTTCGTCAGTGCCGCTTCCTGACCATAGAGACGCTTCAGGTCCTTTACGGATACCTCGAGTTCCTCGTCATCGACCTTGATCTTGACAACCTTCTCGTCGTCGAGCACTTCAGCCTTCTGGCTATCGCTCGCGTCGTCTTCGGTTTCTTCACCTTCGGTCTCTTCGGATTCACCCTCTTGAGGGTCCTCTTCGGATTCTTCAGCTTCTACGTTCTCTTCTTCGGCTTCCTCGGTCTCCTCAGCTTCATCGTGCTTGGGAGTGCCGTCTTCGTTCTCAGGGGTTTGGGATGCCTTCTTCGAAGGGTCCTCGTCACTCCATCGCGACAGAAAATCATTTGCTGCATCGCCTTCGCCGTATTCTTCGAATGCTTCGAATGACAGCGCAGCTTCATCAGCCACGCCCGATTGGGTGGTGGTTGTCATGTGGTTTACTCTTCAGTTGGGGAAAGTAGCTGGTCCTTGGCGTGGACCCAGCTTTGGAGTTCGGTCGAGATGTCCTGCAGCGCACGGATCTGGAAGAACAGCGCCTCGCGCTGCTCCTTCGCATTCAATGCACTGCCGGTAATCCCGGCGAAGTACTGGTTGTAGAGTTCGTTCACACAGGTGACGAACGCTTCGTTCTTGAGTAGCTCCTCTGCAGCAGTGCCACGGCGGAGCATCAGTTCCTGGTCCATTTAGGCCTTGAGGACAGCTTGGGTTTGAGGTGGGTACAGCTTCATCTCCTCTTCGGCCAAGTGCAGTTCCTGCGTATGCAGGGCGGCAGTCGAGGTAGCGACGAATTCCTTCACATCCACTTCGCGGGTCTTCAACGCGTTCTCGAGTTTCGTCTGCAGTTTCTCCATCTCGAGCTTGAGCATCTCGATCTGCACGTGGTCGTCGATCTTCTTCGCTGACGTCTTGGCCAGTGCTTCCTGTACTGCGATCTGGCGTTCCTCAAGCTCCAGTTCCTTCATCTTGATAGGATCAGGCTGTTGAGGCGGTAGGGTCTTCGGATCAGTGATGAACTGGTTGACTTGCTTGATGCCGCTCTTCTCCAGAGCCGTCGAGAAGACAGCGAAGCGGTTCTCTTCGGTATAGAGGCGAGCGTTGTTCGGGTCTTGTCCGAGTGCAGTGTTGATCGCGAGGTACTTCATCGCTTCCTGCTGCTGCTCGTTGTAGCCGAGCTTCATTTCGACCGTGCAAGTGACTTCCTCAGTCCACTCCGTCGGGTCCACCTGTACGAAGTTGCCAGCAATCCGGACGATCTTCGGCTTCTTCTCGTTGAGGACTACCAAGCGGTAAGCCTCAAGATAAAGCGGCTTGATGAAGTGGTTGGCGAAGTTGCGAGCGATGATCTTCTCTCGCTGCTGGGACAGGCTGACGAGGCTCTCAACCATCGCCTGACTGTTCTGCTTCGATACGGCGTCCTTGTTGAGCCCTTGGGACAACTTGGAGACACCCGTGACCTCTTCCTTGTCGTCGTCCAGCAACTGGATCGTCTGGAACACGAACGGGTTCAGGCCGCTCTGAGGAAACGGGACAATACCGTCGGGGCGCGACACGTTGACCAGACCACCTACGCGGTTCTCCAGGAGTTCCTTGGGGTTCTGCACGGCACCCTTGACCACCATGAGGCGGGGGTTGTTGGTGATTACCGTGTGATCCAGGATTCCTCGGACCAGAACCGTGCGGGCGTTCTGCGTCGGGATGACGCGAGCCGCGTAGTTCGAACCATAGAAGGCGTGCGGGAGCGGGATCGGTGTGAAGGAGATGAACGGCTTCTTGTCGACCTGTTCCTTGTCGAGGATCGTGTCCTGACCACCGAGGGTCACCTTCCACAGCTTGGCGACACCTGAGCCATCCATGTCGATTGGCATGTAGCACTCAGTGATCAGCACGTGCTCGGTCTGCTCCTGGTCCTGTGCTTCGTCCAGGTTGAGCATGCCGACACCGAGGTCCTGGAAGCGGGCGAGCCGCTCTGGGTCCATGTTGAGTTCGTCGGCGTCGTTGTTGTCGATACCGTAGACGAGCTTCTTGTCATAGCCCATGTCGATCAGTTCGGACTTCGTCTTGCGGGTCCGGTGAGCAACGAAGTGCGCCGCATCAATCGAGGTGGCCGTCGAGGTGATCAGGAATTCCTCAGGGGCCACCGGGCAGTAACGCACCTGGCACTTGTCGATCTTGCGCGTGAGCTTGCCGCTGAAGAGCCCGGTGTCGGGATCATGATCAGCCTCGAGTTCCGTGACGTCCTCTTGGGACGACAGGACTTCCAGCTGGTCCACGCTGATGTCGTTGAACTCCTCCTCAGAGTAGTCGTAGCATTCATCCCACCAGATCTTGACGATACCGGTGCGAGCCATCAGCCCGTCCTGAATGACATCGGAGAAGATGCCGTAGGAGTCGTTCTGGCGGTGGATGACGTAGTCTGCGTATTCCGTTGCGATGCGCATGGGTTCGACATCGTTGTCACCCTGCGGGTCGAACGAAACGATCTTGTTACCTGCGCTGAAGGTCTCCAGAAGGACAGCCTTCAGGGACTCCACTGCATCGAACACGTCCATCGAGACGTACTTCGAATTACCTGCGTGGGCGGGAGCGGGTTTCTCACCGTGGTAGTACTCCATCACCTTCTTGCGCTCTTCCGAGAGCTTCGAGGAGTAGTACTGGACGCTCGACTGAGCGTACTTACCAACGAGAACCTTGAGTTCGTCGTCCGACACAGGCTGAAACTTCTTGGAAGCCTTAGCCATTAAATCATTTCGATGTAGAAGTCATTCGTACTCTCAACAGGAGTGAAATGACCTTCGTGGATGAAGTTCGCGATTGCGAGGGACATGACGCAGTCGTCAAAGCATCCGGACTCGGCTTCCATCTTCCCTTCGTCTGTCACCACGTATGTGATGCACTCGCGTAGGGTCGTCTTGTCGTTGACCTCGATGTCCTTCTCTCGATAAGCTTGTCTCAGCTTGTCGATGATCAGGGGCTTGGTCTTGACGGTAGTTCGGAAGCCGAAGGTAACGGTCTCGTCCTCCGTCTGCTTGTCGACGTGAGTCTCGAAGTAGAGGTTCGGATAGACGAGGTCTTTGCCGAGGCGTGTTGCTGTGAGAATCCCGTGGTTGTTGTTTTCCACGGCGATCTTGGCTGTGTTGAAGAAGTGGCCAAGCTTGTCCAGCACTGTTGCGAAGTAGTCGGGGTGAACCTGAGAACGGTAGACACCCACCTGGCGTTTCTTGGAGTCGAGGATCTGTGCTACGGACCAGTCACCTCCTCGTACACCCATGGCCACGTCCGCACCGATGTAGTACGTCTCACCGGGGTCGTGCAAGTGATAGAGAAGCAGACTGCCGCGTGCAGCCTCTTCGAACTCCTCTCCGATCAACTCGAGCCGCTGAAGGATGTCAGGGGCCGACTGGAGGGTGTCGTGGATCTGCTGCGTGTGGAAGACCGGGCGACCTGAGGTCAGGAAGGCCTCATCGGCGTGGAAGGGGTATTCCTGCTGGAACATCTCTTCGCCGTTGACCGCGATCTTGTGACGACGGAACATCAACTGCTCGTCATCGATACCATACTTCTCGACCAGTTCCTTTTCCTTGGGGGTCCTTTCGAATCCCTTGGGTACCTCGGAGCGATACTCCTTCTGGATGAACCATGGGATGAAGACCGCCTCATACTCTGACTTGCCCTCGACTGCGGAGGTCCAGATGTTGTGGAACGGGTTGCCGATACCATTGGCTGTGCTCTCGACGAACACGAAGGTGCCCTTGGCATTCGGGATGGCTTGCATCAGACCGTTGATGTTGTCGCGGGCCGTCGCGGGCGGATAGAACGCTGCCTCGGAAAGGTGTGCAAGCTGAATCGTCTCGCCGCGACCAACGCCTTCACCACCAGCGGTAGCGACCATGTAGGAGCTATCGAGGATGTCGAACGCGAGTTCTTTGCGCGAGGAGTACTTCGTGTGGGGGCGAAGGATCTCGGGGCAGTTCTCGTGGTACCGCTTGCACATGTCGAACAGTGCTTTGGTCGACTCCCCCAAGTGGGTC